GCCTGTGGCGGTTGGCGCTCTGATCGCTCCCTACGTGCTGAAGACCGTTTGATGTGGGTCCGGTTTGTTCGGGCGTTTGACTTCGCCCCGGAGGCGGATCGCCGCGTGACGGTGGCCTATCCGGTTGGAACCTTCAACGTGACTCGCGAGTGCGCTGATCGGGCGCTGGCCCTTGGCGCGGCGGTGCGGTCGCAAGCCCCGAAGCGAGGCCCGGATGCAGACGCGAAAACTGAATGCCCGGATCAAGTTTCAGCGCCGCTCGACGGTGGTTGACGCCTTCGGAAACGAGGAAGGCGGCTGGGTTGACCTGGGGGTTGAGCGGTTCGGTGAACTGAAGCCGACGCGCGGCGGCGAGGACGTTCAGGCGTCCCGTCTGACCGGCAAGGCGATGTTTGACTTCTGGGTTCGGTCGGACGCCGGAACCCGGAATGTCGGGACGGGCGATCTTGCGGTGGATGTTCGCACGGGGCGGGCGTTCAACGTGCGGTTCAATGAGGACATGACCGGGCAGAACGGCTGGCGTCTGATGGCCTTGGAAAGCGGGGTCGCGGGTGGCTAGAGGGATTGAGGGTCTGGAGCGCCTGCGCCGTCGTCTGGACGCCATGCCTGCCAAAGCCCGTGCCGCTGCGGTCAAGATGGTGAACAAGTCGGCTGACGAGCTGGTGGCGCAGATGAAGGCCATCGCCCCTGTCAGTCAGGACAAGAACCCCGGCGAGCTTCGGGATTCGGTGCGGAAAGAGGAAGGCCGCCTCGGGGACGTGTCGGCGGTGGTTCTGGCGGATGCCAGGGACGACAAGGGCCGCCCCTACGCGGCGCGGGTTGAGCTTGGCCACATGGCCCCGGGCGGGTCGCAGGTTCCGGCCGAGCCGTTCTTCTATCCGGTGGTCCGGGTGAATCGGGCGCGCATCAAGCGGCGTCTGGCGCGGGCGATTTCCAAGGGGCTGCGGGAATGATCGACGCCCAGCTTCCGCTTCAGGCCGCCATCGTCTCCGCCGTTAAGGCGGACGTGGGGCTCGGGGCCGTGATCGGTGATCGCATTTACGACAAGGTGCCGACGAACAGCGCCGGGGTTGTGACGGCGACGTTCCCCTATTGTTCGTTCGGGCCGATGCAAAGCGTGCCGAGCGATGACGAATGCCACGAGGGTGTCGAGGTGTTCGTCCAGATTGACGCATGGTCGCGGGCGGTCGGCACGGTTGAGTGCCGCAGCATCGTGGCCGGGCTGACGCGCCTGCTGGATGCGGCCCTGACTGTAACCGGGTTCGAGGTTGTGACCTTTGAAGTCCAGAGCGCCCGGACGAGCCGCGAGGCTGATGGGCTGACGAGCCGGGGCATCGTCCAGCTTCGCTACGAGCTGGCCCCCCTTACCTAGAGACACCGCCTCGCGCGGATCACACAGGCCCCCTTTGCGGGGCCATTTGCTATGGAGCAATGACATGGCCCAAGTGGACGTGATCAGCGGCGAGAAGCTACTGATCCAGATTGGCAACGGCGCGACGCCGGAGGTTTTCGCGCATCCCTGCCTGATCAACACGGATCGGGGGATCACGTTCTCCTCGACCACGACGACCGACATCATCCCCGACTGTTCGGACCCGGCGGCCCCGGCGTGGCAGCAGACCGAAAAGGATGGCCTGTCGGCGCAGATCAGCGGCTCCGGTATGCTGGACGTGGCCTCGATAGACGACTTCTATGACTGGTTCATCTCGGAAGACCCGAAGAACGTCAAAGTCCGCGTCGATAAGACCGGCGGCTCGACCTGGACCGGCTCCTTCCATCTGACCGAGTTCGCCATTCAGGGCACTCGTAAGCAAAAGGCCACGGTTTCGATCACTCTGGTGTCGAACGGCCCCGTGACCCGCGCGAACAACGCCTGATGAGCCGGGCCGCGCGTTTCACCGGGGTTTTCGGTGACGGGAAGCACGAGTTCGCCCTGAATATTGGCGAACTTGAGGAGCTCCAGGAGAAGTGCGACGCCGGGCCGGAGGAGATCATGGCCCGCGTGATTGGCGGGACGTGGCGACTGTCGGACATCCGCGAGACGCTGCGGCTGGGGCTCAAGGGTGCTGGCCTGGCTCCTGACCGCGCGCTGGTGCTGATCGAACGTTACGCCGGGCCGGGCCAGCTTGCGGCTTTGAAGCCTCTGGTGGTCAACGTTCTGGGGGCGGCGCTTGTCGGGGCTCCTGACGAGGACGAACGCGCGGGGGAGCTGGTGGCGGGGGCGGCGATGACCTCCCCCGCCGAAAGCTGAGATTTTCGCGCTTCTATGAGATCGGCGGCGCTCTGGGTATAGCGCCAAACGAGGTTGCCAGAACGTCTATCTGGCGCTTGATGCAGGCTTATCGCGGCTGGCGGCGGGCGCAGGGGGCCGAGGACAAGCCGGCGGCCCCGAGCGAGGACGAGTTTGAGGTTGCCGTCCTTCGTGCTATAGAGGCTGAATGAAAAAGGTCGTTCTTGCCGTTGGATGGTTTTTCGTCGTCGCGGGCTTCGCTCAGATGTATCAGGCGGGCCAGATGGTTGTGTCCCTGCCGGTTGATCCATCTGTCGCAAATATGGACTTGGTGGCGCAGCGAGAGATCATTTTTGACGCCGGCGGTTACAGCCTTCTGGTCGGCGTGATCGTGCTGGCGGCCTCGTATGTGGCAAGCGCAATCGACCGGCTTGGTCTGCGTCTGGATCGGCCCGAGTAAGCATCCGGGCCGCCCGGCCTGATCGCAAAAAGCAGAAGACGGGGGGCGGCTCTAGCGGGCCGCCCTTAGCTATTGAGGTGGGCGGATGACGACTGAGATCGACCGCCTGCTGGTTCGCGTTGAGGCCAACGCCCAGCAGTTCGAGGCGGCGATGCGCAAGCTGAACCGCACCCTGTACGGCACCCAGGCCGAGACCCGAAAGACGCTGGACCGGATCAAGCGCGATTTTGACCGCGCCGGTCAGGAGATGGCGCAGTCTTTCCAGCCCGTGCAGGCGGCGGCGCAGTTGGCCTTTGCCGGGATCACGGCCTACTCGATCCGCGCTGCGGGCGACGCGGCGGAGATCCGCAACGCCTTCGACGTGGCGTTCGGGGCGACCTCTGACAGCGCGCGCGAGTTTGCGGACACGCTGTCGGATCGCGTCGGACGTTCGACCACGCAGGTTCAGCAGCAGATGACCCAGCTTCGTCTGGTTCTGGATGGCTTGGGGTTGAGCGGCGAACAAGCCGACCGCGTGGTCCGGTCGCTGAGTGAGCGAGCCATTGACATCGGGTCGCTGTTTAACGTGCAGGACGCAGACGCCTTCCGGGCCATCATCTCGGGCATTTCCGGCGAAACCGAGCCGATGAAGCGGTTTGGGGTTGTCGTCAACCAAGCCGCTGTCGAGGCCGAGCTTCTTCGGCTTGGGTTTCAGGGCTCCGCAGCGGACGCCAGCGAGGCGGCCAAGGCCATCGCCCGCACGAACATCATTCTGGAGCGGACAGCGGTCGCTAACGGTGACGCGGCCCGGACGGCGGAGTCCACGAACAACCAGTTCAAGCGGGCGCGGTCGGAGTTCTACGAGGCGGCCATCGTGCTGGGGAACCAGCTTCTCCCGGCGGTCACGGACCTGACGAAAGCGGCCTCGGATGCGCTGGAGGCGTTCACCGAACTGCCGGAGGGCGTGCAGATTGCCGGTCTGGCCATGCTGGGGCTGGCGGCTGCGGCGGGGCCGATTGCGGCGGTTGTGACCGGGCTGGCGCGCGTTGTGACATGGGCCGGTCGGGCGCGAGCGGCGCTGGTCGGCGTGGCCGGAGCTTCGGGCGCTGCTGGCGCTGCGGGTGCGGCGGGCGCGGCCGGATTGGCGTCGCGCGTTCTTCCCGCCGTAGGCATCGGCGCGGGTCTGGCGGGAGGGCTGGGCAGCTTTGCCCCCGCACCCGACGCGCCGACTGATGCGGAGATGCTGGCGTTCCGACGCGGCCAGCTCGAAAACCAGATCAGGCGCAACGCGGGCGAACAGGTTATCACGGCGACACGCCGGGAAATCGCGGCGCTGGAAGCCCGGATCGCGCAATCGCAGCAGCTTCGCGCGGACCTTCAGAACATCGCCGCAGCGGCTGACGAGGTTGACCCCGTTGCGGGCTTCGGCGGTTTCAGCCTCGACGGGGCTGGCGGGGCTGGTGCGGGTCGCGGCGGTCGGCGTGGCGG